TGAAAACAAGACCACTAATAATCGCCAAGTTAGAAGAATTTATAAGAAATGACCTAATTAGCATTGTATCGAATCGTCTTTACAATGAATTGAAGACATTCGTCTGGAACAATGGCAAGCCCGAGGCAATGAGAGGTTATAACGATGACCTTGTAATGTCTATGGCTATTGCTTGTTGGGTAAGGGACACGGCATTGGTTTCTAACCAGAGGGACTCTGAATATAAGAGAGCCCTTCTTGGAGCAATGACTACTTCTAAAACAAAGCTTAACACAACTATTCCAGGTATGGTAAACTATGGGGAACCTAATGGGGTTCAACAAATGAAAGAAATAATGACCAACTTCCCTGGTCTTTTTAAGGGGTAAAATAGATGGCAGACGATAATATCAAAAACGAAGACTCGGCTTTATTTAAGCGTTTAACGAGACTATTCTCTGGACCTATTGTAAATAGGCGACAGCAAAACAGAAGAAAGTTCAAGAGGCAGGCACTAGACAACTACGCTACTCGATTCACTTCTGCTTCTGGTAAACAATTTCAGAAGAATCAATACAACCCATTTGAGCAAATAAATTCAGATGCGATGAACAACCGAGTCCGCTTTGAGCGTTATGTCGACTTCGACCAAATGGAGTTCGAGCCTATTATCGCATCGTCCTTAGATATCTATGCAGACGAAATGACTTATCATAACGAACTCAACAATATGATAAACATTGAGTGCCCAAACCAAGAGATTAAATCTACATTAGAGTCTCTTTATAATAACGTCCTAAACGTTGACTTCAACCTTTACGGCTGGTGTCGAACGATGTGTAAATATGGAGACTATTTTCTCTATGTTGACATCGACGATAAAATCGGCGTCAAGTCATTTATTCCACTACCACCAGCAGAAGTAGAAAGATTAGAAGGCGAAGACCCAACTAACCCCAACTATGTCCAATACCAGTGGAATTCTGCTGGGCTTACTTTTGAGAACTGGCAGGTAGCACACTTCCGCATTTTAGGTAATGACAAATATGCTCCTTATGGAACTTCTATTTTAGAACCAGCACGACGCATCTGGCGACAACTTCACCTTTTAGAAGACGCTATGATGTCTTACAGAATCACTCGCTCACCAGAGCGAAGAGTTTTCTATGTTGACGTCGGTAACATTTCTCCACAAGACGTAGAGCAATACATGCAGAAGGTCGTAACAACTATGAAGAAAAATCAAGTTGTTGACGCAAATACTGGACGTGTTGACCTTCGCTACAACCCACTTTCTATTGACGAGGATTATTTTATTCCTGTCCGTGGCGGCGAGAGCACAAAGATTGAATCACTTCCAGGTGGAACCTACACAGGCGACATCGATGACGTAAAATATTTAAGAGATAAACTCTTCGCAGCACTCAAAATTCCACAGTCTTATCTTTCTCGTTCAGAGGGAGCAGACGAGGATAAGGCAACACTCGCACAAAAAGACATTCGCTTTGCAAGAACTATTCAAAGACTTCAGCGTTCTGTTATCGCAGAGTTAGAAAAGGTTGGAATTATCCACCTTTACACTCTTGGTTATCGTGGCGAGGACTTGACTAAGTTCGGTCTAAGACTAAACAACCCTTCACAGATAGCAGCAATGCAAGAGTTAGAGCATATGAAGACTAAGTTCGAGGTTGCTGATTCAGCAACAGAAGGCTACTTCTCAAAGGCTTGGGTTTATAGAAACATTTTTAGACTTACAGAAGAAGAAGTTATTCGCATTCAAAGAGAGATGTTTCACGACTCTAAGTTTACCGCAGCTATTGAAGCAGCAGGTGAGGCTCCCGAAGGCGGCGAAGGCGGCGGAGGAGACTTTGGTGGAGACGAAGACTTCGGTGACGAAGGCGGAGACGACCTTGACCTTGGAGACGAAGGTGGAGATGAGCCAGAGTCAGCACTTCTCGCAGCACCAGGTAAACGAGATGGATATCTCACACCAGGAGCAAAAGGAAAAGTTTACCACCCAGAGAAAGTCGACTCACGTCCATCGGGCGCTCGAACTCGCTCTATAAAGTCTAAATGGTCAGATGAAACTGCTTCCAACACTCCACGTAATGTAATGCCAGGAATGTCTGACTTGAAGTCCCTTTCTCGTGGCATTTACGAGGGTAATGAAACTACTTACACTGACGCAGACGAAAAATTGCTTCTTGAAGTGAATCAAGAATTGACCGACTGGCAAGTCAAGTCAATTGTGAAAGAACTTGAAAAGAAGAATAATAAGCAATTAAAAGGATAACAAACAAAATGAAGTTTAAGCATAATAAAAAGAGAAACACAGCATTCCTATTTGAAACTCTTATCAAGGAAATGGCTAAGTCAGTAGTAGCCAATGACTCTGAAAGACAAACAAAAATCGCAAAGATTATCAAAAGGCACTTCACCAAACGTGGAGTTCTTTACAAAGACTTGCAGTCCTATAAGGTTCTAATGGAGCTTAAAGAGGCAGAGTCGGACTTTGCAAAGAGAATCATTTCAGAAGTTCGTAGAGACAGAGATAGGCTGAACACTCAGAACATCTTTTCAGAGCAGTCTAGACTTATAAAGAAGATTAACGTAGAGTTGGGACAAGAAGTTTATTCTAACTTTGTTCCAAACTATAAGACTATGGCTACTATTGGTCAGCTATTCGCCGACAACGTTTCTCCTAGCGAGAAAGTTATCCTTGAGGACAAGCTTCTCACAGAGATGACAAAGGCAGAAGAAAAGACTGAAAAAGAAATCTTAGAGCACATTGACTCTATCGCTTATAAGACTTTTACAAATAAGTTTAATAAAGCTTATGCAGGAAAGCTTCACGAAGAGCAACAGCAAGTTGTTTCAAAATATATCTACTCCGTTTCAGACAACGGCATTTCTCTTAAGACCTACCTAAACGAAGAAGTCGGAAGACTTCGAGATAAGGTTAAGGCTTCATTAGACGCAAAAGAGGTTAGCTCAGACCCAGAGATGGTTAAAAAGACAGAGCAGGTTTTGGAGTTCTTAGACAGCCTGACTGAAACTAAACTTGATGAACCTGCTATCAAAAAGATTATGCAGATTCAAGGTCTTGTCCGTGAGGTAGAGACAAATGAATGAAGATATCAAAGTTCAGATTGGCGAGCCAGAAGAGAAGAACGTAGTTTATAATCCTAAAATGAAAATGGCTCTTCGTAAAACCCTATCAGGCGATTATGCTATTTTCGACCACGCAGATATAGACATCGTAGTTCAGCCAGAAAAGAAGCAAGTCCTTGCTTTCCCTAAGAATGAAATGTCTGACGATGTTTATGCAGCCCAGGACAGACTATTCGACTTCCTCGGTAGAAAGGGTGTTCTTGTTAGAGACTCTGTTCAAGCAGGAAACGTTTATGGAACAATCCAAGCGACCTATCCCGAAGCAACTAACGGAGCAAACGAAACAGAAGTAGTTATCTATTCTATCGGTCGTTTTATCGAAGAAGAAAAGCCTTACTACGCTCACGACGACGCACTTGAGGACGCTATGGTCCAGTCGGTCACAGAGCCTTCAGAGGAAGACTCGACAGAACTCGGCGAGGTTCCTCAAGAGGCAGAAAAGGGAACTGTTCCAAAATATCCCGCTATCAAGTCTTACTATAGAGTTTACTAGAAAGGAAGTCAAGTGCTCCCCCTCATTTACTTTATCTTATCCGCATTCGGGCTCACACAGATTCTAGTCTATGGTTCTATCTTCAACCCCATAAGACCAACCAAAGGAAAACTAGGAGAACTGTTCAGGTGCCCTATGTGTCTAGGTTTTTGGATTGGTTTGCTTTTATGGAGTCTAAATCATCAAACCGAACTATTTAGTTTTGATTATAGTCCATTAACGGCAATCTTGCTTGGGTGTTTGAGTTCTGGAACTTCTTATATCCTTTCAATGTTGTTTGACGATAATGGCTTAAAAATAAGCAAATGAAAGCGAGGTTTCCAATGGCAAACAAAAGATGGATGTTACAGCCTGTTCGTAATTGCTGCAAAGGCAGTAAACCCAAGCAGGGAGAGCCTGCTTTTTATTATTTATGGAGTTGACAAATGAACAATAAAGTTCTACTAAGAGAATATTATGAGCTTTGCGAAGGCGGAGTGTGCCAGGACTTTCTAACTGAAAGCGAAAAGCGAGAAGTTGCCGACGGAAAAGCAATGTATCTCACTGGCATTATCCAGAGAGCAAAAGCAAAAAACCAAAATGGTAGAGTCTATCCAAGAGAAGTCTTGGAAAGGGAAGTGGAGAACTATCAAAAAGTGGTAAGAGAGAATAGAGCACTTGGTGAGCTAGACCACCCAGAAGATTCTGTTGTAAACTTGAAGAACGTTTCACACCTTATGACTCAAATCTGGTGGGACGGTGACAGTGTAATGGGGAAGTGTAAAATCCTCAACACACCTTCGGGGCAGATTCTCCAGTCTCTTGTTCAGTCAAACGTTACGCTCGGCATTTCCTCAAGAGGAATGGGTTCGGTTCACGAGGATAGGCAAGGCAACACTGTTGTTGAAGACGACTTCAACCTTATCTGTTTTGACTTTGTTTCAGACCCTTCCACTATCGGAGCTTTTATGTCTTTAGCCGAGGGCAAAGTTAAAACAACAAACGTCTACACTAAAGCAGACAAAATTAACAGATTACTAAACGACATCGTAAGGGACTAAAATTGAAGAAATCAGAACTAAAGAACATTATCCAGCCTATCGTAGAGGAGTGTGTAAAAGACGCACTCTTGTCAAGTGGCTTATTGTCTAAGGTTATTTCAGAAGTTATTGCTGGCGTTCAAGGTGGGCTTATGACTGAGACTCGCCAAACAGCACCTGTTCAGCAACAGGTTCAACCAGCCCCACAACAAACGAATCAAATCAATCAAGCCGAGAGACAAAAGGTTTTAGAAAATAAAAAGAAACTTCTTGACGCCATCGGTTCTTCGTCTTATAACGGCGTCGATGTGTTCGAGGGAACCAAACCTTTAAAGAAAGGCGGTTCAGCTTCCAAAAACTCAGGCGGATATAAAGCATTTGACGGAGTTGACCCTAACGACCCAGGTGTAAACATCGACGGGCTTACAAACGCCCTCGGTAATACTTGGAAGAAATTAGCAGAAGGTAATAAAAAGTAATGGCAAGGACTTTTATCCGTGGTGGCTCTGCTGCCACGCAGCTACAAGCAGGAAAGCCTTTCTTTAAGAGAATTATCAGAATAGGCGGAGACAGCGGATATCTTCGTGCCGACGGATTGACTTGTGAAATAGATACAAGCAAGATTAATCTTAAGGACGTCTTCTCGCCTGACTGGAATGCAAATGCTGACGGTCACGGCGGCGAACTCATTATGGTAGAGTTTCCAAGCACAATAAGAAGCGCAAAAGTTTTAATTGAAGAAGCGTGGTATAGAGAAGGGGCAAACCCAACAGAGGCTTTAGAGGTAGGAGACCCAGGCATTAGATGCAAGGTTGCTCTTTTGGCAGAAGACCAGGATGTTCAAGCCACCAACGGTGGTGCCATCGCAACACCTCTTACTTTGAGCAACTTTATTGAAATCAATGTAGGCGAGACAGCAACAATCAGTTCGAGGTCTAAAGTTTTATTTATTCTTGTTCAAAAATTTGACTACGACATTGCAGGAAACGAGCCTTACATTTTCGACACAGGTCCAGCTTTGACACAGGGTGTTGCAGGCGCACCTGACGATGCAATCTCTATTCTCGTCACGGCTGTCTTGGACCACGAACCATCAGCGGGAGCAAACTAATGGTCGACCCAAACTCAATTGTTATAAATCCAGACGGAACAGAAAGAGCTTTACGCCAAATTTGGGGCAGACCTACAGGTAGAGTTATTGCACCAATGAGCACCAAATCTATCTTTTTTGACGGAGACACTGCCGCTGGTCAATCTGACCACGTTTTAATCGGAGACTACGACAATTTTAGCTTTACAGATGGTGCAGGTAATGATAAGCCTTTCTCATTCTCTGTGTGGGCTTTCATGACAGACGTCTCAGCATCTAACGGACCTTTTGTGACGAAGGCTATTTCTGGTGGAACGACGGAAACAGAATACATCTTTAAACATGCCTCTGGGACACTGCAAACCTTCCTTTACACTTCAACTGGCACAAGCAATAGACTGAGATTGGACTCAAATGCAGCCGTCTTGTCCGATAACACTTGGCATAATATAATCTTCACCTACAATGGGGATAAAGACACACCCTCGATGAAATATTATGTGGACGGTCTCACTGTTGCTGCAACGCAGGCTGAGAATGGAGATTACCAGGGCATGGTCAGGACCACACAGCCTCTTCTTCTTGGAAACACCAACAACGAACCACCAGTAGCAGGTCAGGCTTTTGAAGACCAAATGGCTGATGTTGTTATCTTTAACAAAGAACTTACATCCACGGAGGCTCTCGAAGTCTTCGGCGGAACGGCTGGAGTTGCTGGTTCAGGAAGAGTAAAAGACATGAACAAATTTTCAGACCCTAACAGCATTATAAGCTGGTGGCAAATGGGAGATGGAGACACCTCCGCAACAGACGGCATTATTGACTCCATAGGTTCATTCAATGGAACATTAGAAAATGGCGCAAAGATAATTAACGCCAAAAACTTAAAATCAGATTACATAACCAAGATACTTTAACACGAAAGGAACAAAATGAGAGATAAAGGAAAAGGTTTATTTGAAGAGAGAATTAGAAGCGGAGAGTCTTCGGAAGCATTCGTAAGACGAGCACTTCGCAAACTAAAGAAGGAAGGCGTTATGAATATCATTCGTGACCCTTCTCGTGGAACTGCCGAGTGCAGAAACACACCAAAGAAGTCACTTCGCAAGAAGTATAAGAAAATCGAGGCAGAACGTCGCAGGTTCGCTGATGAGGCTCGCAAGCGAAAAAGACAACGACAAAACAGAAACGAATAACTATTTATTCTTAGTTTATAAAAGAGGACTTTTACAATGGCAAGAAATTATATCCTTGGTGGCATGGCAGCAACCCAACTCCAAGCAGGAAAACCCTTTTTCAAAAGAGTTGTTAGAATTAATGGCAGCCTCGGAGGCACCGATGGTTCAGGCGGCGCAGACCGAAGCCTAGCTTCACCAGAGGAGCCAGGCAGAGACGGGCTTACTTGCACTATCAACGGCGGAGAGATTAGATTCGACGGCAATAATGGTAAATCAAAAGCCTGGAACGCTGGACCAGACGCCAACGCTGGAGAATTGCTTATGGTAGAATTTCCAACGACTATCCGCAGTGTTCAAATCCTTATGGAAGAAACTGTCGTAGGCGGAACTAAAGAAGCAGCAGGTGCAGGACTTGTGAGAGCAAAAGTAATGCTTACGGCTCCAGGTCAGGATGTCAATGCTGCTGATGCAGCAAACCCTGTTATTGCTCAACCCATCGAAAACGGCAACTACATTGAACTTAAACAAGGCGAGACAGCGACAATCAATTCGAGAACAAAGGTTGTTTTTATTTTGGTCCAAAGGTTCTTGAACGATGATGTCTTTACAGGCGGCGCTGGGCTCACCATCGGCACACCCTCAGCCACCACTGACGCACTTTCAATCCTTATCACAGGCGTTCTTGACTTTGAGCCTAATTCAGGAAGCTCACAAGCAGACAGAGAGCCAAACTCTGTTGTTATCCCAGCAGTCGGCGACGAGAGAAGCCTTCGCAAGATTTGGGGCAAAGGCGACGGCGTAGGATAAAAGAATGTCGGGTAAGTCAATTGCAGGAGGTCGCATGACTGGCAAATCGTCAGGAGGCGGACTGGCTACTTCTATTTCAGAAGACCTACTCGAATCAATTACTGCGGATGTCACAGCAGCCGTCGGCTCAGGCAGCGGAGGAAGCGGGACTTCAGTTTCAGAAGTCACGGCTCATTCAATAACTGCTGCTGCTGGAACTGACGTTTTCACCACACTTACCCACAACCTTGGAACAACAAATTATCTTATCCAGCTATTTGACTCTTCTGGAAATAATATAATTGTTCCTTTTACTCGCACCGCAAACAACACTGTTTTCTTTTTCGGAGACGTAGCAAATAGCACAACCTACACGGCTCTTGTTTCAGGAGGCAACGACACTGCAATAGAGGATGCCATTTCTAATGCTGTCATAGAAGCCATCGCTGCTTCATCTTCTTTGCTACCAGAGATAAAATCCTACACTATAACAGCGAATGTTGGCTCTAACGTCTTTGAAACGCTTACTCACAACTTGGGCGCTTCTGACTATGTTGTTCAGATAATCGACTCGAATAAAAACAATATTGTTATTCCATTTACAAGGAATTCAAATGACGTTATTTTCTACTTCGGCGATGTTACTTCCCAAGAGAGTTACAGCATCATCATTGTCCACTAAAACTTTTTTTACCCTCTCAAAACCTAAATCACCAATCCTAAAAAAAACTATTCTTTATCTTTTTTTGCAACCTAAATAGAGGCAGGTGGGAGAGGTTTCTCTTGTCCATCTTAACTCAAATTTTATAGTGCAGAGTCACGAATACTTGCACATTTAACAATATTTTAGGAGGAT